AATGCTTCGCAAAACAGCGCACACTATTCTCCATTTCAAATGGTTGCAAAACTAAGTGGTGGTAGAGCAATCAAAAATGAAGCATTTAGAAAAGCCGTTTATGGAGCTGATGCAACAGTAGATTCTCTTAAGGGAGAACAAGTTTTTCAACGCGGCATGCTATCAATGATAACAACCGGAAGAAGAACTGACATTTTAGAGCGTAAAGCAGCAAAAGGTTCTGGTAGAGCAACTAAAAAATTAGCTACGGCTCAAGAACAGGTTAGAAGACTAGCAGGAATGAATAATCCAGCTATGTTACAAGGTAAATCTACAGTTCAAGTAGCTGCTGGCATGCGTAACGCTCCTATTGGATCAGCTATGCAAGCAATGTCTCCTTCTCAAAGATTAGCTGCTGCCAGAGCTGCAGGTCCCACGGCAACAATGTCGCCAATGGCTACAGCATTATCAGGTGGGAACAAGGTTGGACTTACTGGAAACTTAATGGCTTCCGCTGGAGCCACTCAGGGTTCTAGATTTGTTCAAGGCTACTTTAGAGGAGCTCTTGGCCAAATGGACGCCGGTGGCTTAACTGACGACGCAATGAGAGGAGCATCAAAAGCTGTATCCCATATACAGACAGCAATAAAAGCAGCTGGAATACAGGGGCCGTTTGATGAAAGGGTTCTCAAGGGAAGTGTTGTAAAGAACTTAGGAGGATTTACAAATGCTCTTAAGGTTGCAACAAAATCAAAAGAAGGCGCAATGGTTCTTGGAGGTAGAGCTGGAATAATGGCAGTTCCTGGATTAAATCTCTTGGCTACAGCCTCTTTAGTTTACGATCTTGGTAAGATGGGTGGAGAATTAGTTAAAAGTGGCGTTAATCTAGCCCGCGATGCTGTAAAATCTATGAAAGGCTCTATCGATAAACCAATGTTTGGCATGGGCTATAAGGATAATGAAGTAGCTGCTACTTCTAGATCTAGAGGTGTTATGGCTATTCAAAACTCAAGACTAAATGCAAGAAGCATGCTGGGTTCAGAGGGCTCTATGATGGCAGCACATTTTGGATAATTATGAGTTTATTAGATACAGCTAAAGATTTTAGAAAAAAAATAGAAAAACTTCCTAGAGAAGATATTCTTGAAATCTTGCGCATGCAAGATCCGGAAATCATTAAACAGATAAATAGAATTGAATGGGTTTTTGAAAATAAACTTCAACACCTAAGCTGGAAAGATGGAACTCCGGTTTCTTCAAGGCCATTGACTAATTATGAATTATCTTTATTGGTAGATGAACCATTTGAACTTAGTAAAGAACTATTGTCAATGGGAATTACTGGAGAACAACAAAGGCAAGTTCATTTAGCAAAAGATACTTGTGTCTGGGGAAAAAATTTTCTTGGAGCTGAAACAAGAGTTTATCAAACTCTTATTTTACGTGACCCAGCGCTAAGAAAAGTATTAAGAGCTGGTCGTCGTCTTGGTAAAACCTTTAGTATGGCCCTTTATCTTATTCATTACAGCTATACCCATAAAGACGGAAGATGTCTTGTTATTGCGCCTATGAAAACTCAGGTAGAACTAATCTATCAGGAAATTTTAAGATTAGCCTCTAAAAATGAAATAGTTATGAATTCAATAACTAGAAAAATTACATCTCCACAATTCATGATTCAGTTTTCAAATGGATCAACAATTAGATTCTTTACATCAGGCATGAGATCTGGTGGAAAGTCAGACGTAGCTAGAGGTCAAGAAGCGCATGTTATTGTTCTTGACGAAATGGACTACATGCATGCAGATGACTTGGACGCCCTTTACGCAATGCTCCAAAAGACAGCAGAAGATCAACCAGACAAAGTTCTCATCGGCGCTTCTACTCCAACTGGTAGAAGAGAAAGATTTTGGGAATGGTGTACATCAAATACAAGATTTAAAGAGTTTTGGTTTCCTTCTTATTGCAATCCATTCTTTAGTAAAGATCAAGAAGAAGAATTCAGAGAGGAATATTCTGAATCTGGATATAGGCATGAAATAGAAGCTGATTGGGGCGAAGACGCAGAAGGTGTCTATCCAAGAAAATATGTTGATAAAGCATTTGTTGATCCAGGTTGGAATTATGACGCTGAAATAACTTCAGCTAGAAACTTCTACACGATTGGCGTTGACTGGGATAAATACGGCGCAGGTACAAATATAATAGTTTTAGAAATGTGTAATGAAAACTATGAGGATCAAAAATTTGCTGGCAAAGCAAGAGTTTGTTATAGAGAAGAAATTCCAAAATCTGAATTTACACTAACAAAAGGCGTAAATAGAATAGTTGAATTAAATGAGATTTTTCAGCCTAAACATATTTACGTAGACAGAGGTTTTGGTGAAGTACAAGTTGAGCTCCTTCATAAATATGGCGTAGAAAATCCCTCCTCTAAATTAAGAGAAAGAGTTAAGGGTATTAGCTTTGGTGAAAATGTAGAAGTAAGAGACCCTTATACAAAACTACCAATTAAAAAAGAAATTAAACCATATATGGTTGACAACCTAAGGCAATATTTAGAAAAGGAAGCAATTGTATTTTCTGCCGCAGATGAAGAGTTGTATATTCAATTAATTTCTTATGTCGTAGTTAAAACAACTTCTACTGGAAGACCAGTTTTTGAGGCCGGCGGATCAGCCGTCGACCACGCGCACGACGCACTTATTTTAGCCTTATTAGCCATTACTGAAAACTATGGAGCACTTCATAAAATGAATTTTGCGTCAAAAGCTGGAACATTTTCAAACACTTTCTTTATGCCAAAAAAAATTGATGAAGAAGATGGAGAAGAAAAATCTGCTGTCATTAACAGGGACACCCTTAAGTCGACTAGTGCTACAACCGGAAGAAGAAAAATGAGAAGATCTAATATAAGTAAATCTGTAACGAGAAAGATGTTCTAACATGAGTATTAATAACACAGAACAGTATCAAGCAGCTAGTTCTAGAATATTTAATGACTATTCTGTTTCCGAAGGGTCAAGTAACTCTTTAAAAGAAGAACAGCAAATAAGAAGAACAGAAGAAAAATATAATGACCTTGGCAATTACTCTTCTTACTCTTGGAGTAAACCATATAAGGTTCCACTAAACGTAGTTAGGTCAAAGGTAAACAAAGTTTACTCAAGTATGGAAATGCTTTTAGACGAACTAGAAATCGCGCTAGATAAAGTCTACCTAAACCCTTATTTAGACGCAGATATCGAAGAATGTCATTTTCATTTATGGGAAGAACTAAGAAAAAATAATGAAGCACTATTTCTACCTCCATTGCAAGATGGAATGGTTTACGCAGGTGGATCTCCTTTTTTTGACGAAACAACAGGTGAGTACAAAGAGTCTGAATTGATAAAAATTCCAGACTATATTTCATTTAGACAATACTTATATGCAGAAGAACACGGATGTAGGGGGTGTAGAAAATTTGTAAAAGAATATGACAGGTTGATATCTCATTCTGTTTTTGTTCATTTATTTGACTTTAGATATTATACAAAGCTTTTAATTCATGAAGCATCATGTATAAAGGAATCTTTATTATACGATTTTGGAGAGGATTATGAAGACGAATCACAACAACAAGCTGCAGCATTCTACTTTTCATGGGCAAAGATGGCAGAAAACCATTCGAGGCTCATTACCGAGAGCATCGGCAAACAGGCAGATTCAATCCCCACTTCCGAAGTGGATAATATCTCAAAAAAACAAGCAGCTCAATTCCAAGCGTTTTTTTCGATTCGAGTAGCTTCATATACTGAAGCAGTTGATAATCTTTTATTTTCTTTGAAGAAAGACCTTGAAGATACATGTGAGATTTTTTATAAAAGATTTGTTGCACCTGCGTTAAGATTTAAAACAAAAGTTGCAGCACCTCTTGAGCTTGATTTATTAACAACATCTTTAGGAACAACTGCTCCTATTCTTTCCGAAGAGGTAATTACAGCAGTTAATGCATTCAAGGGAAACTTTGGCTCAATACTAACAGACATGGTTCAAAGAAGAAATAACATACAATCAAAGTTTGATAAATTGTTAAGTTTAAATTTACAAAGAAAAAAATATATATCTTATATAGACTCTCTTGCAACAAAAGCTAGCTCAAGGCCAAAAATAATTTTAATCAAAGTTGAAGACAAAACATCTGAATTGATTAATAATGTCTTTATTGACAAAAGTAAAAGAAACAGTTTAAAATCTTCTCATGAAAATTTAGATGATCTTAATATCAATTCTCATCCTCAATATCTATTAAGAGGTGGTGGGGATATTTTTGGCGACATCAAAGTGGCAGAAGGTGTTACTATTGATGGAGTCGACTTGGACCAACACGCTCATACTGGATCAGATGGCACTGTTAAAATTAAATCTACAGATATCGACTACGATTCCGTTAGAGAAGAAACTGTACTTCTTGAAACCGAAGAAGGTAACTCCCTTGAAGTTTCAGTAGATTCTTTTATTAATACAATAAAACAAGGTGGAGCACCTGGCGTCGATGCTGTAATAGTCATGACTATACCTGATGAATTTAGAGATAGATATGAATTTGAAATTATGTATGTGGAGAATCAATAAACATGGCTTGGTTTAAACCTTTAAAGGAAACTTATGAGATTGGGATAACTGCTGTTTCTTCTGATTTCCTAAAAGTTCCAATGAAAAGAAAAGTATATTTTAATTATATTCCAAATGACATTGAAGCTGGCGAGCAAGTATACGTAAATTTAGATACTAAATTTGTTAATAAGTATATTAATTCTAATCTTGAATCTGTAACTGACGATTACTCGTACATAGTTGTTTACGAAGATTCTGCTGATGATTCGTTTTTTGTTCCAGTAAAAAGTAGAGCAGTTAATAATATTGTTTATTTCAATGTTGAAGAAAAAATTGAAAAAGACAAATTTTATACAAAACATTATTCAATTTATTATGGAGTAACAAATCTTAAGTTCTTAGAACAAATAACAATTGATGACGAAACATATTTTCAAAAGCTAGATACAGAAGTAATCATTCAAATAGAAGGCACATTTCTTGACCTAGCGTCTGATAATATTCAAGAGTACAGTTATGACGCAACAGAAACTTCTTTAAAAGAATATAAATTAGCATTATATAACAATGGGTTAGACTGGATTGATGGAAGGTCGCAAGTTATTGGAGCTAAAGCATTTGGTTCTTTTGATGGTCCTAAATTTAGAATTATAGGAAAAAAAGGACCCAACTATGGAAAATTCAGAATAAGAATTTTTTCTTATTATGACAATAATTCTATATCAAAAAATTTAGCACTAGATTGGACAACTGTTGATTGCCACGCAAGTGTTGAATCTTCTAATGAAATTTTGTACTCAAACACAACATTAGAATATTCTAAATATATATTTGAATTAGAAGTTTTATCAGACAAAAACGTAATGTCTTCAAGTAATGCAGTAGAGATAACAAAGTATCAATTTTTTCCAGATTATAAGCTAACATATGATGTAGAAGAAGTTAATCCTAATATTTCTTTTGTAAAAATAGGCGGAATAAGATAATGGCAGAAATAAAACAAACTTTAACTAATTTAAATCCACGGAACTGAATATTTATTAACGGTTAGGGCAAAGGATCCAGACACAAACGTTCTATCTCAATTTACTGAGACCATTAGGTTTACTGCACCTGGAGATTCAACAATTCCAGGAGCACTTCAAAATCTTGAAATGTTTGCTTCATTCCAAAATGTCCTTTTTGTTTTTGATAATGGAACTGATAACGACTTGGCAGTGTACGAATATGAGCTATATGAGGAAGATGACATAGTCAATCCAAATACTGCGCCATATGCACTTCAGTCAGGGGCTACTGCATTGAAAGCTGGAGCAGGAAACTCTAGTGTATTTGCAGTTCCAGTTGAAGGCAGCTATATAGACGTTGAGAATGACAATGTTGTTGTTCAAAGAAACTTTTTTGGCAGAGTAAGAGCAAAAGACACTTCCGGCAACCCTGGTGCATGGACTGCTATTGTAAAAACAGATCCATCAACTCCTCTTATTGATAGTCAATATATTGTTAGTTTAACAGCAGATAAAATTAAAGCCGGCGAAATAGAAGCCGCAGAAATTGTTTTAGGTGGAGCAAATCCAAGTCAAACTATTATCAAATCTTTAACTTATGATACATCTTCTGGAATACAAGGTTGGTTTATTCGAGGAGATGGTCACTTTAGCCTAGGTGGTCCTAATGGAATAACTTATGACAATGAGACTATTGTCATTGGAGACGATGTTCAAGTTACTGCAAACTTAGCTGCAGATAGCATTTCTGTTCCTACTACTGGAACACCTAAGTTGAATATAAACTCTGGAATTGGCGGAGGAGTTGGGGGGATGACGCTTGGTGATCCAACCTATAATTATTGGTATTCAAATGGTAATTTTAGGGTTGGCGGTGCAAGTAATTACATGACCTGGAATGGATCCACCTTATCAGTTGTGGGTCAGATTACCGCATCTACAGGATCCATAGGTGGATGGAATATAAATTCCACTTTTATTAGATCTTCAAATAATCTAGTTACATTAAATTCAAACGGATTATTTGAAATAGGCACTGCATCAAACAACAAAGCTACAATTACTTCCGACGGAGACTTTACCGTTTACGGAACAGATGGGGTTACCAATGGGGTAACAAGAATGTATGGTGGATTCTTTAACGTTAAGATTGGCTCAGATCCTGGAGCAGATGCTGCAAACACTCAAATTACATTTCAAAACATAGGTTTTTTTAAACCTGGATCTCCTAATTATGGAATTTTTATTTCTGGAGGAAACAATGGAAATAATGCATTTATAGATGTTGGAGCCACAGGCATAACCGACAACGGTTCAGTATCATGCAATGGATGGTTTAGGTCTTCTGGGGTTACAGGTTGGTATAACCAAACTTATGGTGGCGGTATCTTTATGGAAGATAATACTTGGGTTAGAGTATATAACGGAAAGAGTTTTTATGTTCCGGGAGAACTGGATGTAGATGGCGTTTCGTATATGGGAGGAACTATATATGCAGCAGACTCTATTTCCATAGGTGCCAATAGAGGTTATCGTTCTGATGGCAACTTTTCCACCACTACAAGCACCACTATTACCGCAAGAATTGTAGACGGCGGAGGATTTCAAGTCATAAGAGCACAGGGCTCTATGAGGAACCTAAAAGATGATATTCAACCAATATCAAGTGCCTTAGATAAACTTCTAAGATTAAGACCTGTTTCTTTTGTCGAAAAACCAGAAGGCTGGGAAGATGAACTTGGTCTTCAACTTAAGTCTTTAGATAGACATTTTGGTTTGATAGCGGAAGAAGTGGCAGAAGATCTTCCAGAGTTAGCCACTTTTGGTTATCCTGGTGGTTATCCGATGAAGACAAATGAAGACGGTAAAGAAGTTGTAGATCAAGAAGAGCTTGTTAAATTTGAAAAATACGTTCCTGTTTCATGGCGAGAAATGGGTGCAATACCACTTTTAATTAAAGCGGTTCAAGAACTGTCATCAAAAATAGACGAATTAGAATCAAGAATGGTATAATGTGAATATGAGTGAACAAAATATAGATGTCAATTTAATTATTCAATCTTTCCAAGAAAGATTAACACAGTTAACAACTGAAAATGTCTTAAAAGATGCAACCATTAAGCATCTGACTATTCAGATTCAAGAAATGTCAAAAGAAGAAGTAAAGGAAAAATAATGTCAGAAGAAGCAACTCAAGAGATAGCTGGTGAAGAAGTAGTAGAGCAGAAAAAAGAGTTTACTGTTACTATTCTGATTAGCGATCAAAATTTAAGTTACAAGAGCGATTTCAACGAAGCTGAAACAGTTTTTTGGCTTGAGTCAGTCAAAGCTTTAATTTTGAAAAAAGCCTTTGACGCAGCAGCTGCTAGCTAATTTTATTTTTTATACTACTATTACTTTTATAAAGTAGGGAGTTTTAATGGCCGTTAGACAATATTTACCATTTAACCAAAATGGTTCAGCAAGCTTTTTTGCCAAGGCAATTGAGCCTGAGCAAATTAAAAACTTATCTAAGGCCTTAAAACCCGCTGCTCTAGCCCTAGGTTATCAGGGAACTAATTTCTTTTACACTGGAAGAAGTAACTTTGAACCTTCTCCGTACGACTTTGACAGAATTATCCAAGCTGTTGATACTGATTCATATGTAAAGCAGGCTAGCTTAAAATATAAAGAACTCTTTTGGAAAGAAGGCTGGAAAATTACTGGAGAAAATCCAGATGCAGTAGCATATCTTTACCAAAGAATAGACTTTATGGAAATGGCAATGAAAAGGCCATTTGTAGATTTCTTAATGGAAGTTGCAGATCATTTAGTAAAGTTTTCTAATGTCTTTATCGTTAAGGCAAGAGGTGATATGTCGGATTATTTTCCTTCAGCCCTCACTCCAGTGAATGCAACTCAACCTGTAATTGGATATTATTTAATCCCTACTGAACAGGTAAGAATATTAAGAGATAAGTTCAATAGACCAAAGTCTTATCAACAGCAAACCGATCCACTGACTTACGCACCAACAGACAGAGATCCAGTTTGGTCTGCAGACAGAGTTATCCATTTGCACTTCGACAGAAAAACAGGTCGTGCATTTGGTACTCCATTTTTTAGTTCTGTTTTAGATGATGTCGTTGCCCTTAGGCAGCTGGAAGAGGATATTCAAAACCTTGTTCATAGAGAATTGTTCCCTCTTTATAAATACAAGATTGGAACCGCAGAGCAGCCAGCAGAACCAGAAGAGATAGATGACGCAGCTGCCCAGATTGAAAACATGAGATCCGAAGGTGGTTTAATATTGCCTTTTAGACATGATGTTGAAGTTATTGGCGCAAACAACAGTGCATTAGATGCAAGCGAGTACTTAAATCACTTTAAAGAAAGAGTAGCAATTGGTCTCGGCGTTGCTCCACATCATCTTGGCATGATGATGGGTGGCGGAAATAGATCAATGACAGATAGGCTTGATACTGCTTTGTATGACAAGGTTAAGCAGTTCCAAAAGCATTTAGCTGAGATGATTAGAGTTCATGTATTTAATGAACTTCTTTTTGAAGGCGGCTTTGATCCAATTGCAAATCCAGCAGAAGAAGGCGTATCTGATAGATGTTTCTTTAAATTTAACGAAATTGATGTTGACACCCAAGTTAAAAAAGAAACACATCTAGTTCAGAAGTTTACTAACTCAGCTATTACTCTGCCAGAATTAAGAATGGAGCTAGGTATAGATCCAGAATACGATAAAGAAGAATTGTATCAAGGAATTCAAGCAGAGATACAAATGGATATTGCCGCTAATCAAGCTAAAATAACGGCTAAAAATCAGCAACAATCTCAACCCACACAAGGTGTAGATAATACCGATAAACAAGAGCCCGCAAAAAAAGGTCAAAGAAATCTTCCTTCAAGTAGAAAAGGTCCAGGAAATATAATTAGACCCGCAAATCAACAAGGAAGAAAAACCTCACCAGATATTAGAAGATCTGATTTGTCATGGTTACCAGTTATTGAAAATGCTCTAAAAGAAGAGTATAATGTTATAGAACAAGATGAAGTTAAGAAAGGTTCGTAATGATAATCCCATCCGAAATAGCAAAGAGCTCTAGATATGGCGAAGACGCACTAGAAGCATTTTACACAGCAGTAGATAATGGTCAAGCTCGTTTGGCTATGTCTATCTTAGTTGATATTATTGAAGTATTTGCTGAAAAGATTGAAGCACTTGAAAACTCAAATGTTACCACCGAAGAGGTTAAGCCTCCAGTGAAGCAAGAAGTTGCACAAGATGCAGAAGAAGAAGTGAAGCCAGCCCCAAAGGCTAAAGTTAAGGAAACTGTTTCCGAATAACATGAAACTGATAATAGGATGCCCTATTTACGATAGGGATTGGATTTTTCCATACTGGATATCTTGCATACAAGCACAGTCTGTATCTCTTTCAGATATAGGTTTTGTCTTCGTTGCATCAAAAGATGATGAAGCTACAATATCTCATCTCCAAAGATGGAAAGAACATCATCCAGAAGTAAAAGTTTTTGATATTCTTTATCCGGAAAATGTTAATCATTTTTCCCATAAAGAAGGTACAAGACAATGGACTCTTTCTAAATATGAGAACATGGTTAATTTAAGAAATGTTCTTTTAGAAAAAGTTAGAGAATATAATCCAGATTATTTCTTTAGTCTTGACTCAGATATTTTAATTAAGAATCCATCAACTATAGAGCTATTAATAGCACATGTTAAAGATGGAGCTGACGCAGTTAATACTTTAATGTATATGACTCCGGTAGGAACATCCTATCCAAGTGTTATGAAGTGGAACGAAAATGCTGGAGGCAAAGCTCATAGAGACGATAACTTCCCATTAGGAACCTATTTTAAAGCAGATGTTATAATGGCTGCAAAAATGATGTCTAGAGAAGTCTATCAAAACATAAACTATAGAATGCACACTCAAGGTGAAGATCTTGGTTTTTCTGCTGACTGCGCAGAAAAAGGTTTTAATCTCTACTGTGCTTCATATATTTACTCTCCTCATATAATGAGTAGAGCTATGTTGAAAGAAATAATTCAAAAAGGTGATCCTCGAGAAGAGGAAAGTTTGAAAAGTTTATCTAAAGTATGATATTCTTATATAAGATTGTTTAATATATGATTAGTCAATTTACTATAAACACAAGCTTTAGAATATTCTGTCATGGAGACATAAATGGCTTTTGATTTTGTTGAAAACTTCACGGTACAACTGCCTGACTTTAGCAAGCTAGATTATGACTTTTCTGAGTCTTTTAGCTCTAGTCATGGTTTGATTATAGAAGTAGCCGCAATTCACGAACGGACTAACTTCTAACTACAATAACTACTCAGCTTTAGAGTTAGAAAAAGCACTCCAATCTTGGGTTGAACCGTATCCAAAGCCTATTATTTTAAATCATGATTTAAACACCGAACCAATCGGTAGAGTAATTGCTGCAAAAATGGACAAAGAAGAAGACGGCAGTCCATTTGTTAGATTGCAAATTGCAATCACAGATCCAGTAGCAGCACAAAAAGTTCTAGATAAGAGATATCTAACTGGTTCAGTTGGGGGCAGAGCTGGAAAAGCAGTTTGCTCAATCTCCGGGGAAGACCTTGCTTCTGAAAGCGAAGGCTCAAGGCCAAAGGTTCCCAAGTATCGTAGAGGACAAGTTTACAAAGGTAAACTGGCATTTATCGACATGCAGGATATTTCTTTTAAAGAATATTCTTTTGTTAACCAACCAGCAGATGGAAAATCAAGCGTTAGATCTACCTCTGCTCTATCTGACAAAGATGGAAGACCTAATAGCGAGGGATGGGTTGCTAAAAGTTCCGCATTTGTTTTAAGTATGAACGAAGAAGATATTTATTCAGTGGAAGAGCACGATTCTCTTTTTAAGAATATGAAGAAAAAAGAATCTAAGCCGATGTATCTTCATCTAAAGGGCGCATTTTTAACCGCTCTCGCATTCCAGGAGAGCGAAAATACGCATAACAACGCAGTTTCATTACTATCTAGCGAGGAAGCTGTGAATAACACCGATCTACAGGAGAATTCTAATATGAAAGATCGCAATCAAGAAGAGGATATCTTGGCTGTAACCGAAGGGTTAAGCGAAGATTTGTCCTCAATTGCTGCTGGTAAGGCTGAAGAAGCCGAAGGTGGCGAAGAAGAAACACCAGAGGCACCAGCCGAAGGTGGCGAAGAAGCTGGCGCACAAGACGCCGGTGAAGAAAAGTCTGAAGACGATACAGAGAAAGCGGATGAACAAGCTGAAGAAGCTGTTGATTCCGAACAAGCTGCAGAGTCTGAAGAACCAGAAGCCGACGAAGAGAAGGCTGAAGGTGCTCAAGAGCCCGAGAGTACGGACGAAGACCTCAGCGACAAGGCTGAACAGCCCGCTGAGCAAGACAACGACGTTCTCGACAAGGTAAAAGCTCTTGAAGAAGAAAATGCAAAACTTAAGTCAGCACTTCACAGAATTCTTGTGGAAAGAGTAGTTGATGCAAAGATTAGCGCTGGTGTAGAAACAGCAGAACAAAGAGATGAGTTAATCGAGTCACATGTGACAAGAACAGCTTCTTCTCTTGCTGATTCACTCAGAGATCTTGCAAAGATGCCAATCCGCAAGTCACGTCATTCTGAGGGTCCAGAAGTTCATAACGAGTCAGCAGCTGTTGCAAACGAAGAGAATGTAGCAACTATTGACGAAGACAATGAAGTTCAGGAGTCTAAGAAAGAAGTAGGACTTGAGCAAGTATTTGTTGACGCTCTCATGGGCCGTCGTAAGCTTTAAAACAAGGAGAAAATAAGAAATGAGCTTAGCAAAATTTCGTAAAGTAGGCACAAAGACTGGTTCAGGCCGTTTTGTGGTTTCGGAGGGCATTGCTCCAGCAGCATACCTCCTTCCACATCCTGGTTTGCCAACTTGGTATCTCGACAGCGAAGATGATCGCTTTGAAATCGTGATTCCAAAGGGTACCATTCTTTCAGTCGTAGCCGATAGCAATGGTGACGCAAGAGTTGTTCCAGCCAATGGTTCAGCATCTTCAGTTACCTGGGGTGACAACATGCCAACATCTTGGGATCCATTGGATGGCGCAACTCCATCTTATAGCTCTGGTGCAACCGATTCAATCGCAGTTGGCGCTAGATCAATCCCAGTAGGTGTTGCTCAGTATGACCTCTACCGTCCATTTGACAAAGGCACCTCACAGGGTGCAGGCTTCATTACCCATGGTTACGTTGAGTACCCAATGGTCAGTGGAGTGAATGCAGACGTTACTGTTGGTAGCGTTGTTCGTTCGGACCATATGGGCCGTCCAGTATTGGCAGCTGCAACTGACTTCCTCGCAAGCAGTGCAGTCTACTCTTACCTCCAGGTTGGTAAGGTAGTCGAAGTAGAAAAGTTTGCAACCAACTTTGATGATGGTTTGCTTTCCTACATGCAGCTTCCTTCAGATCCAGGCGCACTTAAGACAGTATTTGAGATTACTCGCTCAGGTGCTTTCTCAGGCAAGCTTGGTATCCGTAGCAACCTGGATGTACACAACGTCATTGGCGCATTCCGCGTCAACTTAACCTTATAATAACAGGAGGAATATCCTAAGATGAGTAAATCAATCCAAGAGCTCCTCTCTGGACTCCCAGCTTGGGAAGCCGCATTATCTGAGGATGGGTACCTAGACCAAGACAACAGAGTTACAATTAAGGAAGCATTTGCATCACCTGATGCTGCAATTCTCTTTCCTAAAGTTATCTCTCGTACTCTTAAGGAAGCAGCTGAACCCCAGCTTCTAGTTACTCCCCTACTTTCAACTGTACGTCTCGGTAAGGGTCGTTCACTTGAATTCCCAGCAGTTAATGCAATTCAAGCAGCTGAGATTCCCGAAGGACAAGAATATCCAGAGCAGGCATTAGCCTTCGCTAAGCAAATTGAAGGAAAGGTGTCCAAAAAGGGTGTCAAGCTAGCTTTCACAGAGGAAGTTATTGCCGACTCACTTTGGGATATCGTCGGCCTTCATGTCCGCGCAGCAGGTCGTGCCCTCGCTCGACTTAAAGAGCAAATTGCACTTAGCCGTTTCAAGGACGCTGCAACAATCGTCTTTGACAACGACAACGGTAGCTATGACTCAACAACCGGTCGTGACATGAACGGTGCCTTCAATGACACCGTCACCTGGGACGACATCGTAGACATGGCAGCAGTTTTGATGGCAGAGAAGCATGTACCAACAGACTTCATCCTCCATCCGCTCATGTGGTCAGTCTTCTTGAAGGATAGCATCTTCCATGCAGGTGGTGCAGCTTCGGCTGTCGGCACCAGCTGGGGTTACCGTCCACAATCTCCAGAAGGCGCACTGAACGCAACTGCTCCAATGGGTCTTAACGTACTTGTGTCACCATTCGTTAGCTTTACTGCTAAGACAAGTGGTAGCGCAGCTAAGTCTGACCTTTTCCTCATCGACCGTAACGAGGTTGGATCACTTTTGGTCAAGGACGATTTGTCCACAGACCAGTTTGATGATCCATCACGTGACATTCGTCAGATGAAGATGAAAGAGCGTTACGACATCGTAATGCTGGGTGATGGCGAAGGTATTACCGTCGCAAAGAACATCAAGCTCAGCCGTAACTACGAGGTTCAAGTCACAAACGAAGTAGCCTGACCTTAGGGCATTTATAGTTACGGTCACTGAAAAGTGACAGCCCCTAGGCAGAGGGTGGTGGCGAAAGCTACCACCCTCTGTTTTTTATATCATAAAACTGTTACTATTTGAATAGAATCTTAATAAGGAGAAGCTGTGGCTCTGTATCTGATAGAAAGCGCTAGTGTAGACGCTGATGTTGTTGTAGTAAAGTTTGGAAGAACAGTAAAAATTAGTTCGCTTATCAACGCTAACTTTTCAGTCCAAACAACAGACGCCACACCGGTGGTAATTTCTAGTCCATTTACTGCGATAAATACAATAACTGATTTTAATCAAATTTCAAGAACATTAAGATTGTTCTGGGATGTTCAACTTACATCTGGTGAAGAATATGAAATTATTATTTCAAATATAAAAGACGCAGTAAACGAAACTATTCCAACTGAAAAGATTAAATTTACAAAGTTAGACGATGCAACTCCGTCAACAATTACATCTTATTCTGAACCAGTTTATGAAGAGATCTTGATTGAAGATAAATCAGTTAGAACCGATGCATATTCAACTGTTCAGATACTAGCAAAAAATCCTAATTTCTATATTGTTTCAGTAGATCCAAGTAATGGTGATTTTTATTTAGATAATTCATACAATAGTGGCAGAGTAACTATTGAGTTCAATGCACGACCTGCTTCAAACTTCTTAAATGCTAAATACTTTAAAGCTCAAAGAAAGAAGATACAAAGAACCCCTTCTAGGTGGGAATCTTTAGACGCAAACATATCCTTACATTCTTGGAAGCCAGAAGTATATGTTGATTTTCCTTCCAATGATGCCACTCCAGCATATACAACTTCTAATAAAGAATATTTTGAAACTGGTTATAAATATAGAATTATATTATCTAAAGATATAGGTATTTAAAAAATGGCTAATTTTGTTTATGGTAAAGCAAAACAAGCATTATTAAATGGTGGATTTAATTTTTCATCAAATAATTTTAAAGTAGCACTAGTAAAAAGTTCATATACCCCTAGTCAAAATGTTCATGAATTTTTATCTGATATATCAAATGCAAATATTGCATACGTAACAGAAAATATTCCATCTTTAGTAAATAATTTAGGAGTTGTAAATTCTCAAGATTTTGTTTTTACTCTCCCAGAAAATACAGCTTTTAATGCAGCTGTAATATATCAAGTTGGTTCATCCCAATCAAATTCAAGGTTACTAAGTTATACAGATACAGCCTCTGGATTTCCTTTTACTGGATCTCAAAATTCAGTAACAGTAGCTTTTGACTGGATTGGATCAATTTTAACGTTATGAGGAAAATATGACCACACAATATCCAGGTTCTTTAGATGTATTCAGTAATCCAACTGCAACTGATACTTTAAACTCGGGCAGTGTTCCCCATCATTTGCAACACGCTAATATAAATGATGCAGTTGAAGCAATACAAACGGTATTAGGACTTAATCCAGCCGGATCTCACTTAACAATTAAAGATAGAATAATAGTTGCGGAAACTAGCATATCTAATCAGTCGGTATTAAACGGCTTAAATGATGTTACTATTACATCAGCCTCGACTGGAAATATATTAAGATATAATGGTTCTCAGTGGGTTAATTATTCTGAAGCCGACGTTGTAGATGGAGGAAACTTTTAAACATGGCAAATACAATAAGAATTAAAAGAAGGGCCGGAACAGGCTCCGCAGGTGCTCCGTCTTCGCTAAAGAACGCTGAGCTGGCTTATAACGAAGCTGACGATATCCTTTATTACGGTAAGGGTTCAGATGGAAGCGGAGACGCAACTACAATTCCTGCTATTGCAGGATCAGGAGCGTATTTAACTTTGGGTACGGTTCAAACTGTAACTGGAAATAAAACATTTTCTGGAACAGTATCAGTTGCTACACCTTCTTCAAATGCGCATGCCGCTACAAAGCTTTATGTAGACACAGCCATTTCTGGAGTAACTCCAAGTGGAACCTTAAATCAAATTACGGTAACAAGTGGCGTAATAGCTTTAGCCAGTAGTGTCACAACTCCTGGAGACTTGACTGTCACAGGAAACTTAACAGTTAATGGCACCACTACAACTGTAAATTCTACAACTGTTTCCATAGATGATAAAAATATAGAATTAGCAAGCACTGCATCGCCAAGTGATGCAGCTGCAGATGGTGCTGGAATAACAGTTAAGGGAACAACAGATAAGACATTTAACTGGGTTGACGCAACTGACGCTTGGACGTCTTCTGAACATTTAAATTTACTTACAGGAAAGTCTTTTTACATTAATGGCACTTCGGTATTAACCTCAAGTACTCTTGGATCAGGCATTACTTCATCTAGCCTTACATCTGTCGGCACCATTGCAACTGGAACATGGCAGGGCACAGCAGTCGGGATTAGTTATGGTGGCACTGGAGCAACAAGTGCATCCGGAGCAAGAACAGCTTTAGAACTTGGTTCAATCGCTACACAAAATGCCAATAATGTTAGCATTACAGGTGGTACAATAGACGGTATATCTATTGACGGTGGAACTTTTTAATTAAAACTATTTGGCAATGGAGTCTAAATGGCTAACACTATTAAGATAAAAAGAAGTGGTACAGCCACGCAGGTTCCAGTATCACTAGAATATGGTGAATTAGCGATCAATTATGCTGATGGTAAATTGTTCTATAGAAATACCTCAAATCAAATAGTAGAACTTTCATCTTCTGGTTCCATTTCTATAAGTGCCACGCCAGAAGATATTAGAGACGTAAAAATAATTCATTATATGGAGGTCATTTAAAATGGCAATTACACAAAAGCGTTTAGGCGGACCAAGCATGTTAACCGCATCAACCGCTGCATATTACACGGTACCGAGCGGTACTACTACAATAGTTAAACAAATAATTTTAACTAATACAACAGCATCTGCAAAAACAGTAACTGTAAGACTACTTCCTTCAGGCGTTAATGAAACAGCAACTCCTAACTGGGTAGACATCATAAGTGCAATGACATTATCAGCTAATGAAACAATGGCATTTAACTG